TGGCCCGACACCACGGAGGTTTTTCGTGGGGTCACTTGCATTTTTTAGCCCTAAACCAAACACCCCCCATGAACAAACCAATACAGGTCAATCAGACCCCCGTTGACTCGCTTATCCCCTTTGCCCGCAACGCCCGGACGCACTCTGACGAGCAGGTCAAACAGATCGCCGCGAGCATCCGGGAGTTTGGGTTTAATAACCCCATCCTCATCCGCGAGGACTTAACTGTCATTGCGGGTCATGGTCGCCTCGCCGCTGCCAAGGCCTTGGGGCTTAAAGAAGTGCCGACCATCTCGCTCTCACACCTCACTCCATTGCAGGTCCGGGCCTACGTCCTGGCTGATAACAAGCTGGCCCTGAACGCTGGATGGGACGACGAGATGCTGGCCCTGGAACTTGAGGAGCTTGGAATGGAAGGCTTTGACGTGGCGCTTACGGGTTTTGACGAGGTAGAGATCGGAGCGCTCCTGGCTGATAAGACCGAGGAGGGGTTGACCGATGAGGATGAGGTTCCAGAGGTTCCCGTTGAGCCGACTACCAAGATGGGCGACGTTTGGCTGCTTGGTAAGCACCGGGTGATGTGCGGAGACAGCACCAGCATCGACGCTGTGAATAAACTGATGAATGGAAAGAAGGCGGACTTGGTATTCACAGACCCTCCATACGGGGTCGAGTATCAGTCAAACATGAGAACAAAGAGTGAGAAGTTCTCCGTGCTGAAGAATGACGACAAGTTCTTAGACATCACTCCAATCATTGAGCTTGTTTCTGATGGCTGGGTCTTCGTCTGGACGAGTTGGAAGGTTCAGACAAAATGGATTGAGATGTTCTCCGGCTTTGGATACCCGACGAACATCGTCATATGGCATAAGCCAGGCGGCGGAATTGGAGATCTTTCTCGCACGTTTTCAAGTGACTATGAGGTTGCATTAGTCTGGCACAGGGGAGCGGAGCTTTGCGGGAAGAGAATTGGTTCTGTTTGGAAGATTAACAAAGACGGCGCGTCAACTTACGTTCACCCGACACAGAAACCTGTCGAGCTGTCTAAGGAAGCATTAGACAAGACTACGGTTTTAGGTTCTTCGGTCCTCGATCTCTTTGGAGGTAGCGGAAGCACCTTGATCGGATGCGAGTCGATGGGGCGTCAGGCGTTCCTAATGGAACTCGATCCGCGCTATTGCGACGTAATCGTTAAACGCTGGCAGGACTTCACCGGCAAGAAGGCCACGCTTGAGTCCAACGGCAAAACCTTTGATGAATTAAAAACCAAATGAAAATTGCCACACGCCCCAAGATGATCGCCAAGAACAGAAACCACAACCTCTGGAGGAACGGTAAGAACTGGTGGCTTCATTACACACAGCACCTCCCCGACTACACCTCCAGGCGTGTGCGCCTAAACCTTGGCACGGCGGACGTTGAGACAGCCAGGATGCACCGCGACATGATATTGCACGACCTAAACATTATCCGTCTCGACTGATGGCTATTGAGCAGAAAGCCTTAGCCGAAAGGTGGGAGTTATCCAAAGGCCGCATATCGCAGCTCGTGGCAGAGGGGATGCCATTGGATAGCGTCGAGGCCGCTGAGAAGTGGAGGGCTGAGAGGATTGGCCTAAACGGCAACCCGGCTGAAGGATACAGCCCATCTAACGAGCCTGGGCAAGAGACCGCCCATCAGGCACCACAAAAGCAAGGGGTGCTGGAAACCTTTGAGTCCATTGTCGAAAGGCAGCGTCTCCTCGTACAACTTTCCAGAAATCAATACATCAAAGCCGTCCGCGAAGGATCGCCGGCGCAGTCAAAGCTCTATGCCTCTTACGACAAGACCGTCAACACCCTGACAAAACTTAAGGCCGAGCTCGACCGCATCGCCGTTATGGGTCGCGATTTTATCCCTGCAACGGAGGCCACCGAGGCCATGCGCGAGATGACCGCCGGCATCGTCAACCGACTCGACAAACTCGCCCTCGATGTCGCAGAGGGATGTAACCCCGAAAACCCTGCGAAGGCGGTGAAAGTTCTGGAGGCTTGGGTGCGCCGCGTGAAGGCAGATTTATCTACCCATGACGAAGCGTAAGCCAAAGTCACGCCGCAAGCCGATGCCCAAGCCGACAGTCCGGCATAAGGAAAGACGCATCACTTGGTCGAAGGCATCTGATCGCCTGCACCGATACCTGGTCAAACACGGCTTGTATGAATAAGGCCGACCTGCTCCGCATCGGTCGAGATGTCCTGCGTCCGTCAGACTCGGGAGATGTAGTCGAGTGGCTGGAGTCCAACGTGCTCGCCATCCCCGACTCACCGATGCCCGGGCCGTTCAGGTCCGAACGGACCCCTTGGGTCGCCGAAGCCCTACGCATCGCCGCCGATCCCGAGACGAAACTCCTCACCATCCTAGCCAGCATCCAATCGGGCAAATCCCTTTTCGCCCGTTTGCTGACTTGCCACATCATCGCCAACGCTCCCGGCCCGACGATGGTCCTTCAGGCCACGGACCCCGAGGCCAAGGACTTCGCCCTGCGCTACCTTCGCCCGGTCTGGAACAACTGCCCGCCCGTGAAGGCGCGTCTTTCGGGCGACGACCTCGACAGGTCCACGACCGCCGACTTCGACCGCATGACGCTCTACTGCCGCGGCATCTGGAACGAAGCCAACCTTCAGCGCCTGTCCCTGCGTTACACCATCGCAGATGAGTGTTGGATGTCCCCGCCCGGACACTTGGCCGAACTGAGCGCACGCGTGACGGCGTTCGGCTGGATGGGCAAACGCATCTTCTTATCCCAGGGCGGACGGGCCGGGCAGGAGTTCCATCAGCTGCACGAGACGACCGATCAGCGCGACTGGAATATGCGTTGCCCGAAGTGCGACCACCTTCAGCCATGGGTCTGGGAGCAGATCAGGTTCCCCGAGGACGCCAAGTCGACCGGCACATGGGACTTGCACAAGGTCAGCGTGGGCACGACCTACGAGTGCGCTGCCTGTCGGACGCATCTGCCTGACACGAACGCTTCCCGCTTAGAGGCCAACGTCAGGGGAACCTTTGTCGCCACGTCAGTAGCCGCCAACTCCGGGCACATCGGCCTGCATTGGAACAGCCTTGCGACGATGAGCTGGGGCGAGCTGGGCGTGCTGATGCTCAAGGCCAAGGAAGCCAACGACCAATACGGCGACGAAGAGCCGCGACGCATCTTCAAACAGAAACGGCTGGCCATGCCTTGGAGCGAAGAGGGCGGGGAGATGGTGGCGCTGGCAGAGGCCGCCAACTACAAGATGTCCGACCCTTGGGACGCGGAAGCGGCCATCACCCCTAAGGCCCGCGTGGTCGACCAGAAGGACGCCGTCCCCGGGAGCATCCCTTTCCGCACGATGGGGGTCGACGTCCAGCGTGGCCACTTCTGGGTGACGGTCCGCCGATGGGCCAAGACCGGGCATAGCCGCCTCATGGCCTTCACCCGCATCGACTCATGGGGCAACGTCGAGGCTTTCGCCAAACAGCACGGGGTGCATCAGGCGCTGGTGCTCGTCGACTCCGGCGACAATACGACCGAGGTTTACCGCGAGACCGCCAAGCGGAATTGGAAGACCGCCAAGGGTTCCGGCTCCGACGACTTCGCCGTGACCGACAAGACCGGCAACACGACCCGCCGCTTCTATTCCGAGAAGCAGTCCATCGTCGTCCCTGGCATCCCGCAGCGGGCGACCCTGATCGTCCACAGCGCCACGGCCGGCAAAGACCTCCTTCACGGCCTGCGGGCCCGCCGCGTCTGGTCCTACGCCCTCGACGCGACCCCCGAATACGTCGAACAGTTGAACGCCGAAGTCCGCATCAAGGACAAGCGGACCGGGAAGCCCATGTGGATACTCCCCCAGGGGAAGCGCGATAACCACGCTCTCGATACTGAAATCCTCGCCCTCCTCGCCGCCGTCCGCTGGGGCATCGCTGGGCGGGAAACCGCCGAAACCGACTTGCCTTCCGAATGACCCTTGGCAACCTATCTTCAAGGGTACGGCGTTTAGTGTTGTGGGTGGAAGAGACTCATGGCGTGGGCTGGGCGTCGTACCCCCCTTTCGCCTTCCATTGCAGGCATATCTAAATGGCCTCTGGACTCTTTATCGGACTTACGGAGTGCGAACTCCTCGACATCAAAGCCAAGGCGGTCGCCATGATCACCGAAGGTAAGACCCTGATGTCCTACTCCGACTCCGGCTCTTCCGCGTCCAAGCAGTTCGCCATGCCCCCGAAGGAGATGCTTTCCGAAGCCATGTTCGCCCTGTCGCGTCTCGACCCTGCCACCTACGGCGCCCGTCGCACGATCATCTCGACCGACTGGCAGAACCGTCAGGACTAACTTTCCATGGCCACCCGCAAGAAGATTCCGACCGTCAGCCTGCGTCCCTCTAAGACGCCCAAGGCCACGCCAGCCGCCGCCCCGCAGCCGCAAGCCTCCTACGGCGATTGGCAGAGCATCGGCGTGACGCGTGCCCGCCGTGCGGCCTACGGCGCCGAGCCTCGTGACCTTCGCCGTGACCTGACCCCTTACGACCGCCTGACGATGGTCCGCAAGTGCCGCTGGGCAGAAAGGAACAGCGGTCTGTTCAAGCAAATCCTCGCGGACATCTGCCTCTACACGGTGGGCGACGGCATCAAGCCCCAGAGCCACGCGTCGACCCCTGAGATGCAGGAACGCTATGAGGCGTACTTCGCCGAGAAGGCCAAGCGCATCGACATCACGAACCGCTTTAGTTTCTACCAGGCTCAGTCCATCCTCCTCCGCGGTATGATCCGCGACGGTGATTCCTTCGCCGCCAAGGTGCGTAACGGCGCCGGGGAAGCGAAACTCCAGCTGATGGAAGCCCACCGCGTCGGTGACCCCCTCGAAGGCAAGGTGCCCGAGGGTATGCACGACGGCATCCAATTCGGTCCGTTCGGCGAATACATCGCCGTCAACATCTACCGTTCCGACGGCTCGTCCCGCCAGATCCTCGCCCAGTCGATGATGATGGTCGTCGACCAAGAGTACGCATCCGGCGCCCGTGGCGTCCCCCTGCTCCAGCACTCCATCAACTCCATCCAGGACGAGATGGAAATCTTGGCCCTAGAAAAGCAGGCCGTGAAGGACAACGGCGACATCACCCGCATCATCAAGAAGCAGGGCGGAGTCATCGACGGCGACATGGCCAACGAACTAGGCAACGCCACCGGCTCCTATTCCAACCTCGCCAACACGATGGGCGGCAAGGTCATCGCCCTCGAACCCGGAGAGTCGATGGACTCCTTCCAGAGCAACCGCCCCAACGCCACCTTCACCGGCTTCCTCGCGGCGCTGGAACGCGACATCAGCATGGGCGTCCTGCCTTACGAGTTCGTCAGCGACTCCTCCAAGCTCGGCGGCGCCACCGTCCGCCTGATCACCGCCAAGGCTGGCCGCGTCTTCTCCAAGTATCAGTCCATCATCATCGAGAACTTCTGCGTCCCGACGTGGGGTTACATCATCGGGCAGGCTATCGCCGCCGGCGAACTCCCCGACGACCCGCAATGGGCGTCCGTCTCCTGGACAACCCCGAAGAGCGTCACCGTCGACGCTGGCCGCGAAGCCGCGAACGACCGGGCTGACGTCGAGATGGGCCTGCTGTCCATGTCCGAACTCTACGCCCAGCGCGGCCTAGACTTCCGCACCGAGATGGACAAGCGGGCCTCTGACATGGTCCACATCAAGG